GTCCCGACATACTGAAACCCCACACCAAATACAGTAGTAGAAGGGAACTTTCCTTTGATGTACTTGACTCCAGTTATGTCGTTGCAACGGCTGGCGGTGACTCCGTTGGTCGAGGTGAAACACTCACCCATGTCCATGCCTCAGAACTTGCTTTCTGGCCTAAATCATCGGCTCAGGACATATGGAATGGTTTGGCACAAGCTGTACCGAATACTGCTGGCACTACTGTGTTTATCGAGAGTACGGCGAATGGTGTAACAGGCACCTATCACGATTTATGGGTGGGTGCAAAAGAAGGAACCAATGGTTTCATTCCTGTATTCATTCCTTGGTATGTTGATCCAACGTATATCGAGGATGTTCCATCTAACTTCGAGCAAACACCAGAAGAACAAGAGCTGGCTGATAAGTATGATCTATCTGATGCCCAGCTCATGTTTAGAAGACGCAAAGTAGCTCAAAACGGGATCGACTTGTTCAAACAGGAGTATCCTTCTGAACCAGAAGAAGCCTTCCTGACAACTGGTCGTCCCGTATTTAATCCAGAACAGCTCCAAAATAAACTTAGTGAAACAAGGGATGTTGAAGACCGTCTTGCATTAGAAGCTGACGAGTTCCTACCAAACATCAGAGGTGAGCTGACAACTTACATGAAACATGATGGAGGTATGCAATATGTCATTGGGGCTGACGTTGCTATGGGGGTCAGGAACGGTGACTGGTCTGTTGCCCAAGTCCTTGACTCCAAGAAGCGACAAGTTGCTACATGGAGAGGACAAGTTCACCCCGATTACTTTGCAGAAGTCCTCAAAGCCTTGGGGGAGTATTACAACGAAGCATTTATCATCGTTGAAAACAACTCACACGGAATACTGACGTGTACACGCTTAGGTAAGGACTTTGCTTATCCAAACTTCTACACAGAAGTACAAGTAGACAAGCTAACTGACAGAGAAACTGTCAAGCTAGGTTTTACAACAACCTCTAAAACAAAACCTTTAATCATCGATCAATTACGGGCTTCGGTTCGAGAAGAAGAGATCGAGCTTAACGACAAAACGACTATCCGCGAGATGATGACTTACATCGTTACTGAAAGTGGTGCGATGGAGGCTGAACCGTCCTGCTTTGATGACTGTGTGATGAGCCTTGCATTGGCTAACCACGTTCACGAAGGAGCGTGGGAACCTGTAGATACACCTTCAGAACTTTACTTGGAAATGGTCTAAAACATGGCAAAAGTAGAAGAATATGAGAAGCTAGAAGACGACGACATTATAGCTATCCTTGACACTAACATACGGCAGTCAATTGGCTACTATGACAGCGATCTTGCTAGAGAGCGTAAGAAAGTCACTGACTACTATAACGCAACCCTACCTAAGCCAGCACACGACGGTAACAGCCGCTACGTTTCACAAGATGTATATGACAGCGTGGAGTCTATGAAGGCCGCACTGCTAGAGACATTCTCTAGTGGCAATAAGATAGTGAAGTTTGCACCACAGGGTTACGAAGACGTTCAGCTTGCGGCAGTCTGTAGTGCATATACTGATTATGTCTTATTCCGACAGAATGATGGCTTTGGTTTGTTCCGTTCAGTTATCCATGACGGTTTAGTAGCCCGTGTAGGTACAGCAAAAGTATTCTGGCAGGAGAGCTTCGAGGAAGACCTTAAAGAGTTCGAGGGTCTTACACAGGACGAGCTAGACATGGTTCTTGCAGAAGAAGATGTTGATCTTGTCGATAGCAAAGAAGACGAGAACGGTCTTTTGTCTGGTGTGATCTCAACGCCACGTGAGACAAGTAAAGTATGCGTTGAGCCTGTACCACCAGAAGAGCTGTTGATCGAAAGCCAAGCAGTTAGTTTATCGACAGTAAACTTCGTTGCCCATAGAAGCCGCAAAACGTTATCTGAGTTACGAGACATGGGCTTCAGTGAAGATAAGCTAGAGAAGATTGGCGACTCACACGAAGATGTAGAGCTAGAGACTGATGCAGAGATACTTGCACGTCATGACGACATAGGAGCTGACAGAGGCCACAATAGTCATGGCTACCAAGACCAAGTACGCAACATCATGGTCTATGAGGCATATATAAATATTGATGTCGAAGGTACAGGAGTAGCCAAGCTACACCGTGTCCTCAAGGCTGGTAACGTACTACTAGAAATGGAAGAGACAAACCGCATACCATTTGTATGCTTTGCTCCTCTACCAATACCACACGCTTTCTACGGTAGTAACTTTGCTGAGAAGCTAGTAGCTACACAGAACGCCCGTACAGTCCTTACAAGATCAATCCTTGATCACGCCATGATCACCAACAACCCAAGATACATGGTTGTCAAAGGCGGCTTAACAAATCCAAGGGAGCTGATTGATAACAGAGTGGGTGGTTTGGTAAACGTATCGCGCCCTGATGCTATCAGCCCAATGCCACAAGCATCATTGAACCCGTTTGTATTCCAGACACTACAGCTCCTCGATGAAGACAAAGAAGACAACACAGGCGTATCTAGGTTGTCACAAGGTCTAAACAAGGATGCCATTAGTCACCAGAACTCAGCCGCTATGGTTGAGCAACTGGCTACAATGTCACAACAGCGTCAGAAGATCATTGCAAGGAACTTTGCCAACCAATTTGTCAAACCTTTGTTCCACATGATTTACCAGCTTGTGCTTGAGAATGAAGACCAGCAGAAGATCATCGATCTATCTGGTGAGTACGTGCAGGTCAATACAAGTATGTGGGAAGACAAACGTGATGTGATGGTACAGCTACATCTTGGTTACGGAGAGCAAGAAGCAGAAAGCCAGAAGCACTTGGCTATGCACCAGATGTTCTCACAAGACCCTATCCTAGCACCTATGTATCAACCTGAGAACGCCTACACCTTGGTCAAAGATACAATGGAGAAGGCAGGTATCCTCAATGTGAGCGACTATCTGACATCACCAGATCAACTGCCGCCACCACAGCCTGATCCTGCACAAGAGATGCAGATGCAGATGGCACAGAAACAAATAGAATTACAAGAGCGTCAGACCGCTGTTTCCGAAGCAAAGGCACAGGTAGATGCACAGGTATCACAGATGAAGCTCCAGCTTGAGCAAATGAAAGCTGAAGCCCAACACGCTCTTCAGAGCGACAACCAAGACCTCAAAGAACAGCAGTTCAAGTTCAAGCAGTTCATTGACTCTAACGAACTGGAAATCCTACGTACTGCCGATGATCTGAGAGGAATAGCCAGCCCAACAGGGTAAGGAGAGAGAAGTGCAGACCAATGAAGAAGAGCAAATGATCCGTCAAGGAGACAACGCTGAGATGCTTTTGGGTATCGAGGCTTTCTCCGAGACTGTCGATAACATGGTTCATCAATCGTTCCAGAACTTTGTGAACTCTAAGCCAGAGGAAACAGGTGCTAGGGAACGTGCGTATAGCCATTACCGAGCTTTGGTAGACATCGTTTCGACCTTGCAACAGCAAGTATCGATCAAGAACGAAATCAACGCCAAGAATGAACGTGACAACAACGAAGAGGTTGAATAGCACCATGTCAGACGTGCAACAAAGCAACTCCTTAAACGAGGGTCTACCCCTCGATGCAGAAGAAGCCATCCTTGCTAAGTGGGAAGACGCTGAAAAGCCATCCGAAGATGAAGCAGAGGCAACTCAGGATGATCCAGAAGAGACAACGGACATCATTGAGGAAGAGATACTAGAAGAAACAGACGATCAAGAAGAGGTAGAGACAGACCCAGATGATGAGGAAACTGAAGATGAAACTGAAGATGATGAGTCAGAAGATGACGAGGTGGATACAGAAGCCACTGAGGTATCTGACGACACTGAGCTGGAAGTTATCGTCGATGGTGAATCTAAGATGGTATCTGTGGCGAACCTCAAGCGATTGGCTGGTCAAGAAGCTAGTCTCACTCAGAAGTCTCAGCTCGTTAGTTCTCAACGCAAAGAGGTTGAGGCTACTATCGAAAAGAACCATCTCGTTTTCCAGAAGATGCTCAACAAAGCTCAAGAACGCTACAAGCCTTACTCTGAAGTGGACATGCTTGTTGCTAGTAAAACTATGGAAACTGAAGACTTTGCACAGCTCAGAAAAGAAGCCCAAGACGCCTACGACGACTTGAAGTTTCTTAATGAGGAAGCAGACACTTTCTATAAAGACATCAAAGAGCAATCACAGGCTCAACAACGGGACGCCGCTAAAGAGTGTGTGAAAGTCCTCCAAGAAGACATACCTGACTGGAGTAACGCCCTCTATGATGACATTAGAAGTTTTGCAGTTAAACAAGGCTTACCAGAAGACCAAGTAAATCAGTACGTCGATCCTAACGTGATAAAGCTAATCAATATGGCGAGACTATACGATGAAGGTAAGAAGGTAGCATTGGTTAAAAAGAAAAGTGCAACTGCCAAGAAGGTGCTTCGTACAAAGAAGACACCTGATCCAAAAGCATCAACCAAAGCCAATGCAGAAAGAGCTAGGCAGAAGATGGTCGCTAGTGGGGGCAGGGACTTAGACGATATAGCCGCCGCAATCTTAGGTGGTTGGGAGACATAAAAACAACACTTAGCCAATAAGAGGATAATAAACCCAATGGCAATCTATAAGACCTATGAACAAATCGGCCTCGCTGAAGACGTATCTAATATCATCAGCGACATCACTCCAACCGATACGCCTATGTACAGCATGATCAAGACTGAGAAAGTCCATGCTCGACAGTATCAATACATGACAGATACTCTTGCTTCTGCCGCATCAAACGCACAGCTTGAGGGCTTCACTGCATCAGCAGGTACAGCCATTCCGACTGTAATGATTACAGGTAACACACAAATCCTTCAAAAGACCTTCCAAGTGTCTGCAACAGCAGATGCTGTTAAAGCATACGGTAGAGCGAAGGAAACTGCATATCAGCTGTCTAAGGCCTTGAAAGAAATAAAGAAAGACGTAGAATTTGCCTTCGTTGGTGCTTCTAATGCAACAGCGGCTGGTAACGCTACTACAGCCCGTGAGATGGCCTCTGCTGATCAACTGATCGACTCATCAGTTTCAACAGATGCAGGATCAAACTCAACAGACGCACTTACAGAAGCCAAGATGCTTGTAAACATGCAAGCTATCTATGACGCTGGCGGTGACGCTTCAGTCATGATGGTGAAACCTGCTGACTCATTGATTATTGCAGGATTTACTGGTGCTTCTGGTCGTACACGCGACTTCAATGATGGACAGACTACACTCACAAATGCTGTGAACTTGTATGTTTCTCCGTTTGGTGAGTACAAAGTGGTTCTTAACCGCCACCAGATGTCAACACATGCGTTCCTGCTTGACCCAACAATGTGGCGTACAGCTTCATTGCGTCCATTCGCACGGACACTGCTTGCTAAGACAGGTGACTCTGACACCCATATGGTTGTCGGTGAGCTTGGCCTTATGCACAAGAACCCTAAAGGCTCAGGCATGATTACTGGCCTTAGCTAAGTTCTAAAAGGAGTGAGGGGAGCAACAGTGGCTTTTGCTCTCCTTACCACTGCCCCTCACGCCTTTTCTTTTATATCCCCCAAGGAGACTAAATTGAGTAAGAAAATAGACCTAGTTGGAGTCAACAATGACTTCAGCGAAGAGGCAGGTAATCTCGTTAGAACAGATAGCCAGCACATCAGCCAGTCCTTCCTAGACGACCTCAAATACAAAAGAAACATGAGTACCAGCCAACGTGAGGGCGAGTTCCAGCACGTAGCCAGTATTCCTACGATCTTTGTCGAGAAATGGAAGAAAGAAGGCTTCGACATCATGGACGGTAAAGTCCCTCTCAAAGAGATAATCAAGAAGCTCAAGTCAGAAAACCTAGATGGCTTTATGGCAACGGAGAAAAGTATCTAATGGCTTACACAGGATCGAAGAAGTTTAGCAAGAAGGTAGGCAATAAGACCGTCAGATATGGCGCAAAAGGCTACAAAGTTAAATCAGGCACTAAAGATGGTGACAGCTACTGTGCGAGATCCGATGGTCAAATGAAGAAACACCCTAAAGCCGCTAAAAACCCAAACAGTCCACTTCGACTATCCAGAGCAAAATGGAAGTGCAGTGGCAGTAAAAGCAGGAGAACGTAATGCCAAATGTTAATGGAAAGAAATATCCTTACACCACCGCTGGCAAGATGGCGGCAAAGAAAGCCGCTAAAAAGGTGGCTACTAATAAGAAGAAGACCACGACTAAGAAGGGGTATGCGTGATGAGTCTTTACAGA